TATTCCAATTTTTGATAAACGATAAGACTTGGTCAAGCACAACGAAGGTTTGGAAAGACGCTCTCCTTTGAATAAGTAAGCGTAAAAGTCGTGGATGTTGTCCGCTATTGCAAACGAAACCATCATCAAAAGAAATCCGCTTACTGCTAAAGTCATTAACAATATTAACAAAGTCGTTTCTAAAATGAAACTTAAAGTTATCTTTAACTTTTTTAAATTTGAGGTAATTATCTCGTCCATCATTTTCTAATAAGTTCCCAATCCAGTTTTTATCTTTCTCAATAAAATTTGCAACAAAGAAATCAAGTATTTCATTCTGATTATATTTAGTTGAGAGTTTATGAAAAAAATATCTGTCATTTCGTTTTGTAAATGTATCTAGTTTAATATTTACCTTACCATCATAGTCAAAATAATTATAGTTGGTAGTAAAATGTAATTTAACTGCCATATAGACTCTAAAAACATCAAACCCTCCATACATATTTTTTACTCATTGCCTTGTTCACACCCTATATCATATAATATACTTAAAATTGCAATTACAACTCCTAATCCTATTATACCCCATAGAGCAGTAGATTTCTCTACGAATAAGATGTGGTATAACATCTCCATACCATTCATACAGGTAAAGTGCCACCTTTCTTTTCTTTTAACATTTTAAGGTTGACTGCCTCGTGTTTTATCTTTTCTTTTAATGACTTGTTGACCATAGTTCTAATTGTTCCTACATCAACATCAATCTCTTTACAATAATCTATAATAGCATCCATATAAGATGTTCTTTTTTCTTTGACTATTGATTCTATTTTTAAACTAAATTCTTTACTATTCATAGTTACACTATAACACATTTCTCTCGTTTTGTCTAGTGTGGTCACACGCTAGCGTAACCACAATAGGGGCCCACCTAACCTTTATGTTAGGTATTCTGTAATACATATTCAGGATCCGTTACTGTGTATGGATCATCATCTTCACTACTATTATTAAGACCTGGTTCTTCAAACCAATTTTCTACTAGACCGTTCTTAACTACAGCAGCATATCTCCAAGACCTCATACCAAAACCTTGTGCTGGTTTATTAATCAACATTCCCATTGATCTGGTAAAAGTACCACAACCATCTGGTATCATTTTTACATTCTTAATACTTAAATCTCTTGCCCAAGCATTCATTACAAATGCGTCATTAACTGATATACAATATACATCATCATAACCTTGTGCCTTAAATTTTGAATATAACTCATCATACATAGGTAGTTGTTGTCCTGAACAAGTCGGTGTAAATGCACCTGGTAGACTAAACAATACAACTTTTCTATCTTTAAATAGATCGTCTGTTGTTATATCTTTCCAAGTACCACCAATAAAAGTACAACCACCTTTTTCATCGGTGTCGCCTTCTCTAAATTTGAAAGTGTGATTTATTAATTTCCACTGGTTCATTATATACTCCTCATTTACATTATTAATACGCCTGTTTCTGTTACGAGGTACAGGCAAACCCTAAGCAGACTAAGCTGCTAAAGCATAACTTTCGTTAGCATTTATAAGTTGACATTACGGTGTCAGCGATTAAACTCCAGTAAGGTTTAGTAGTAGTCGATTCTGATTCACCCCCTCAAAGCACACCTTAATGTGTTTTAAATTGGTGGAGGTGGGTGGAATTGCACCACCGTCCTCACTAGTTATTGTATTACCTTCGCCGTCTAATTCTTTTTATATTTTTCTAAATCTGATATCAAGTCAAATGTATGATATAAGATACAAGATTCAAGTCCGTTAGGTATTGCTAAAACAGCAACTGATTCTGTTTTATCTTTGTTTACCATATAGGTCATCATATAAACTGGTTCTCCATCTTTCATCATACGAGTTCTACCTAATGATAAGTGTACAGGTTCAAACTCAAAATGTTTTAAGTATACCTCTATCTTATCAGGTGTCCCACACAAAGAGGGTAACTGTTGCATATACAAAGAGTTATCATTCAAACTCTTTTCGTGGTCTGCATATGCGATAGTACCAAATAATATACCTAGTATTACTATTAATTTTTTCATTATTCCCTTAGCGTTATGTCGCAAGTAGAAATAATTTCTATTTAATACTTTTGACTTTATTTAATTCTTCATAATATTTATAAAACTCTTGTATTGCTTTTCCCAGCGACTCTTTATAATCGTTAGGATTCTTTTTGTAACAAGCGACAGAACCGTCTTCACCTGCAAGTAATATGACTATTTGTTCTATGGGTTTACCGAATATCTCCTCGTACATAATAGCATAGGCAGTTGTCTGTAAAAAGTAGTTCTCTATCCAAGACTCTTGTCGTTCTTTGTTCGCTGTTTTGAAATCTATTACTGAAAGTTTGCCGTTGTATTCTGCAACACAATCAACTTGACCTGCAATGGTCAACTTGTGTGAGTACATACACGCTTCTAATAAATGGATATTGTTAACTTGATCTACATAAGGTTTTAATAACCTAAACAGACCTATTGGTAACACACTTCTCTCACTAGGTGTTTCACCCTTTAAGTATTGTTCAATAAGTTTATGTGTTGCTGTACCTCTACGAGCAGCACGACCCATTTCCCAATTAGCGGCGCCTTCACCTACATTCTTACGCCACTGGACTAATCCTTCTTTTTTTCTTATGTTTAGGACAGTAGTTACTGATGGATAATTCTTATCATCTATTGTATAAAATCTATGTCCGTTTACACTCTTACCTTTAACTTTAGGTATTAGTGTCTTATCTATTTCTTCAAATTTAAATTTACTCATAATATACTACTATAACATTATATTGTCAATAAGTCAAGCGTCAAATAGACCTGTAATCCATCATTTTAGATACGAGGTTATTTCGTTCTTTTACTTGTTCATTGTTAAGAGTTTCAACAGCTCAACTAGGATCGTACGGTTCATATACCGTCTTACCATCATCATTTCTGTATGCTCTTAATACTTGTTTTCTATTGTCTTCATCATTCTTATAAGAACAATGGATCCACCCACTATTAGGTTCCTCTGGATTGTGAAATTCCAATATCAATTGGTCAAAGTTTAATTTGTCTATGATATATTTTGCTAGTTCAGCATTTGCTAAACCAAATATTTCAAAGTCCGCCGCCTGGCCCTTTGCGTGTTGTGATTTCAAACTTGAACCAATCTTTACGCATAATTCAGGACTACGATATCCACTTGATACTGATACTACCTTACCATAATGTTCTCTAATTGGTTGTAGTATATTTTCACATAGTTTTTTTAAATTATCCATATGATCTTCGCTCGGATTATTACTAATACCGTGTCTGTCTGCCGTTTGACTGGCAGTCATTTCTTTAAGCGAGAAGTTGTTGCTTAACTGCATTTATTTTTTCCTTTGCTTGTAGTTTTAATTTCTTTAGAGTTCTTAAATCGTACCAAGTGCCAGTTGATCTATCATTATTTCTTTTTTGTTCTATATCGTTAACGGCTCTTTTTAGTTCTTTATGTTTAGCTTTCGCTGTCATATTATCCCCTTGTAAGTTTTAGTATTTTCTCTATTTGTGCCTTAATAATCGGACCTCTATTTGGCCAATGTATATAAGGTTCGTCTGATTTAGAAAGATTGTATAAAAAAGGCAATACAATTTTCTCAATATCTTTAAATCTTTCTAGTGTTACTTCGTCTGATACTTCTTTTGTAATAGTATCTTTCTCATTTACTATCTGCATTATCTCATTCATCATAGATTTTATATCAGATACATCACCTTTTACTTTTGCAATTTCTAAATTAGAATTTTCTACTAATTTAGGATCAACACTAGGTGTCTTTTCAGGTGTAGATGATACAGGCGTCATACCCCAATCGTCCATTGTATCTAACCCACGCATATAATCTGGTATATCTTTAGTCATATTACTTACCTCTGCTTCTACTTGCTATTCTTTGTTTGTTTTTCTTTAATGCTTGTTGAGTTTTAATTTGTTTGATTGATTTCTTACCATATCTATCGGCAAGTGGACTTGTAGGATGTGCTTCAGCAATCCTAGACATATTTTCTTTCCAACCTTGGTCATTTTTGTGCGTAAGTCCTGAAACTCCTGCTACGATATTTATAGGTTGCAATACTTGTGAAATATGTTTATTCTTTGACAAATAAGATTCCATTTCAGATATTGACATCATATCATCATATTCTTTTTTAGTCTTTTTATTATAAAATGTATAGATTGGCATTAGTATGAATTATAAACTACAAAAACTAGACTTAAAATAAACATAACTATTAGTATATGATTACCTAAATTTAACATACTAGTTCCTACCGTATTAGGATTTTTAGGGTCTATAATGTTTTTCATTAAATATTTTTAATTGCTTCTAACTTATCTTTTGCTTCTGCTAGTTTAGCAGTTTTCTTTTCTGCTGTATCAACATAGTCTATATGTTCAGCAACACCGATAGGGTTACCTAAAAATACTCTTAAATCTGATTCTGCAACAGCAACATCACCTTCAAGTTTCTTAATTAGTGCTTCTTTTATCATTTTTTTTCTCCTTTAATATTCTGCCGTAATTCGGCCAACCAAATTTGTCAGGTGACTCATCTGTATATCTCCAACGAATAACTCCTGTCATAGGATTTCGTTCAAATATTTTTTCTCTTGCCTTTTTTTTCTTTGCCATTTTTTCTCTTTTCTTTATAGTTAGGACTTGCTAAAAAATCATACATAGCATTATGTATAGCTGAATCTTGTTGTTGTGCAATTTTTTGAGCAAAAGTTTCTTTGTCTTTAATCTTCTTTGATGTCGCCATTATTAATCCTCAACATTATTATGAAATAGACCGTCCCTTAATATTTTTTCTTCATCAAAGGTAAATGGTCTAATCATATTTTTACCTCTATCTTTTCTTTCTTTAGTTTGTCTTTTAGATTCTGCTAAAGACATCTTTTCCATTTCTTCATAGTCCATCTTGTACTCCTTCTTTAAACCACTCTGGCATTATTGCGTTAGGTTTTTCCCACTTAGCAAATCGTATCTTCTCTAGTATATAGTATTTTCTATAAGACCCTACAACATCACCTGGTATCTTACAATGATCTGGCATTGCTGGTGTAGCGTCTCGCTCTCTTCTCATCGGTTCCTTGTGCTTCATCTAATAAATAACTCGACGGACAGCAAGCAGCATATGCAGTATTGTAAGTAATCGCATCAGGCTCGACACCATCCTTCGGCTCCATGTCCGCAAAGAGCTTGAGTGCCTCGAATGGCTTAGAAGCCAACCTCATCACCTGTAT